GACGGGCAGGGCGACCTTCAGCGTAACAACCAGGTTGCGTTCCGTGTCGAGGTCGTTTACGGCTGGGGCATTGCGGACCTGAACGCATTCTCGAAGATCATCGACGCGGTGGTTTGATCATGGCGCGACTAAAGAATATCAACACAGGTGTTGTCGTGAATGTGGACGATGCGAAGGTGGCTCGACTCGGTTCTGAGTGGAGCACAGATGGCAAGTCGTTGCAGGTTGCGGCCCGCAGCGATGTGCCCGATTCTTCGTGGAAGGTTGCTGAACTCAAGGCTTACGCCGAAGAGAACGGTATCGATCTTCTCGACGCCACCAAGAAGGATGACATCCTCGCCGCTATCGAACTGCACGAGTCTGATGGCTCCACGGACGGTAGCGACGAAGACGACTCCGAAGAAGATTAACGGGACGGGCGACATCTTCGGGTGTCGCCCCTTCCACTCTGAACTATCTACACGAAGGAGACATCATGGCATCGTGGACTGACCCAACTGATGTGACTGGCGCGTGGATCGGTGAGGGCGCCCCTACAGACGATGTTCTGCTTGATCTTTGGATAGGTAAAGCCGAACGCGAGATACGATTTCGAGTGCCTGACCTCCAGGCGCGGATTGATGCTGAAGCTGGGCTGATTCCGCCTGTAACTGATTTGCAGAAAGTCGCTGTCGATGTGACCGTTGCGATGGTCACCCGTGTGTTCCGTAACCCTGAAGGTATCCGGCAAACGAACACTACGACAGGCCCGTTTACGGAGTCCTCAACGTATGGTGGCGATCTCCCTGGCGGTCTTGTGTTGACTGATGATGAGTTGGCGAAGTTGCAGGGTGTTCAGTCGCATGGGGCGTTCACGATTGACATGATTCCGTCTACGTCGATCTTCTCGCCTAATTATGTTGGGTTGCCGCTGTGAGCCTACCTGCGGGGGAGTCGGTAACGATTCTTCGTGATGGTGCACCAACTGGTGCAACTGATGCGCAGGGCAATCCTGTTATCGGCCCTGATGTTGAGACGGTTTCGACTGGTTGGGGTGTCGCGCCTCGTGCTGGTGCGGAGACTGCGGAGCCGTTTGGGCAGCAGAGCATTGATGGGCTGACGCTTTACAAGCGTGACCCGGTTGATATTCGTTCGACTGATCGGGTAATCGTGCGCGGCCAGACATGGAATGTTGACGGCGATATTGGCGATTGGGTTTCACCGTATGACGGCCTTCGTCGTGGTGGTGTTGTCAATCTGAAGAAGGTGAGCTGATGACGAAGGTTACTTTCAAAGAATTTCCCGGCCAGCCGATGGGCAAGATTGCGCGTTCTGATTCGATTGCTGAGCAATTGGAAAAGATCGGGATTGTAGTGCTCGCTGCGGCTAAGCGTGACCCAAATAACGCTTATACGGAAACGCTGGATATGCACCGCTTTTATTCGCGTGGTCGTGGGGGGCGTGTGTCGATTCAGGTTGGTGCTGCCGCAATTATTGGTTCTCGTGTTGAGGCGAAGCGTGGCACGTTGCAGCGTGCTCTTGGATCGGCAGGTTTGTGATGTTTCGTTTCCGTGTGCGGTTTCCTATTTCTGATGGTGAGGTTGTTGTTCACCTTCGGTCAGCTCTAACTTCATGGTCTGGTTTGAGTGTGCGGGGCAAGTTGCCGACGACCATGCCTAAGCGGATGATTACTGTCCGTAATGACTCCGGGCCTCAAGAACTGTCTAGGGCTTCTAGACGCTACGGGATCAACGTATGGGCGGATAGTTCGGTCGATGCCGAAAACATGGCCCTCGACGCGATGGAGGCTCTAACTGGCCTGCCTAATGGTTCCCCGTTCCTCTCGGTGGGTTCGTTCACTGGCCCGTTTGAGGTCAACGACGATCCTGCCTACACATTCGGCACAAAGTCGATGACACATTTCTATTTCGCATTTCAGGGAACCGTCAAAGGTTCCTAACTAATTCCCCCGTGTCCTCCCACACGGTTTTTTCGCCCTTCGGGGCACAACCCTTGGAGGACAAATTGTCTGTTGATGTTACTGAAGAGTTCGTCCCGATTGATGGCATTGTTGCCAGTGGCACGTTTGGTGCCGCTGCTGCCCCCATCAACTCAACTGGTGCGTTGGGTGGTACGTGGAAAGATCACGGCCTGACCACCGCAGCCGGTGTGACCCGTTCGCAGCCTGTTTCGCAAACTGTGCGGCGTGCATGGCAGAACAACAAGAAACTGCGGACGCTGACCACTGAGGCTGCTGTGCGGTTCCAGTTCATTCTGGTGCAGACCGATGAGGCGAACATTCAGTTGTTCCACGGTGTTCCGTTGGTTGCTGGTTCGTTGGTTGCTGATCCGTCGCGTGAGTGGCCTCAGATCGCGTTCGACTTCGACATGATCGACAGCGAGAACGACGGGAACATTATCCGCGAGTATGCGCCTACAGCGCGTGTTGTTGAGGTTGGCGACCGTGTTGCGGTCCCTGGTGGTGGGGTTGGCTGGCCGATCACTGTTGAGGCTGAGTATGACGCGGGCATTGACGGTTACACGAAGCAGTTCTACTCCGAGTTTGAGGGTGCTGCTGTTGCACCGGTTGTTACTGCTGCTACAGAGTCTGGTGCTGCTGCTACCGAGATTGTGAAGATCACGGGTACTTCGTTCACTGGTGCAACTGCTGTCAAGTTCGGTGCAACTGCTGCTACGGCGTTTGTTGTTGATGACTCGACCACGATCTACGCCACGGTTCCTGCTGGTACTGCGGGCGCTGCGAACATCACGGTCACGACTCCTGCTGGTACTTCTGCTGCGTTCACGTATGTCCGTGGCGCGTAGCTAAAAGTGTGGGGGTGGCGCATTGGGAGGTGCGTCACCCTTGCTTATTTCTGATCCTCCCAACCAATCCACGAAAGGGTCCTCCCATGCAAGAATTCACTTCTTCTGCCGGTCGTCACAGTTTCACTATGGACGGACGCAAATACTATTTGCCATCTCCGGACATTGAGGATGTCGAGACCATCGGGGCGCTCAGCAAAATGAATAGCACTGAGCAGTCAGTGGGAATGCGAGACATGCTTTCCGCGAAGGCAGCCCCCGTGAAATTTACCCTCTGGGAGCGGTTCACAAAACGCAACCCTGCCCCTGCTGCGATTGTCGCTTTGGGGCTTGTGCAAAGCACGAAACTGTTCACGGCATGGATTATGTCTTTGCGTGAGGTTGGCCTGGGGGAATCTTCGGGCTCAGCCGATTAGCGGTTGATCACCGGGCTGAGCTCTCTGCCGATTTTCGCTCTATCTACAACACTTCGATCGGTGATGTCTCGGGCGGTGAGTTGTGGGATCTGATGATGCAGTTGTTGTCAGATCCACGCTCGCGCCTACATGCTGCCGTTGCCGGGTGGGAGCACCCCATCGAACGAACCGCAATGTACCAACTGGACATGCTCGATTTGTTGTTGATGCGGTGGTCAGATAAGGGCAAGTTCAAGCCCGTTCCGCGTCCGTGGGACAAAGCGAACAAACCTAAAAGCAAGTCAACTCTGACTGCCGCGGAGGCGCACCGCAAGTTGCGTCCGCACCTGTACAAAAACTGATTAGGCGCCTCCCAGCCTAAAACTCTGGGAGGCCCAAATGTCTGAATCTTGGCAGTCTGCATGGGTCGAAATCCTGCCCGATTTCAAGAATTTCACCAACACTGCTAATAGTAAAATGTCTAGCGTTCTGGGTGCTGCGGGTACTGCTGGTGGGATCGCTGCTGGCCGGAACATGGGCGCAGGGATGCTGGGCGGCATTAAGGGTATTGCTGGGCCGCTGGTTGCTGTTGTTGCTGCGTTGGGTATCGGAAAACTGGTCGCTGATGCGATCGGGGCCGGTGTCCGTTATGGGCTTGAGTCTGTCGATTTGGCTTCGGATTTGGAGCAGTCTACGGGTGCGGTTCGTTCCGTGTTCAAGGATCAATCTCAGATCATTGAGGACTTCGCTGCGGGGGCTGCAACAAATGTTGGTTTAGCTAAGACTTCGTATCAGACGTTCGCGACAGTGGTCGGTGCGCAGCTCAAGAACTTGGGTGTGCCGGTCGATACGATCGCGGGCAAAACTGATGATCTGATCGGGTTGGGTGCAGACTTGGCGGCCCAGTTTGGTGGGCCAACTTCTGATGCTGTCAATGCGCTGTCGTCGCTGTTGCGTGGTGAGCGTGACCCTATCGAGCGTTATGGTGTCGGCATCAAGCAGGCAGATATCAATGCGAGGTTGGCCGCCGCGGGTCTGGGTGAGCTTACGGGTAAGGCCAAGAAGCAGGCCGAGATTCAGGCAACGCTGGCGATTCTGACTGAACAGACTGCCGACGCACAAGGAACGTTTGCTCGCGAGAGTGACACCTTGGCCGGGGCACAGCAGCGGTTGCAGGCCAGACTAAAGGACACAAAAACCGAGTTTGGTGAGTCCTTACTACCGGCGTTCACGG